GTATCTAGCCAACCGCGGCTGGAAGGACCCGAGGAAATCTCCCACCATGCTCCACATCGTGCTGAAAATCCACCAGCGGGAGATGGTCCGCTCATGCCGCCACCGCTGCGTTGTACGCCTGCAAGGCCGTCTGCGTCGCGGAGTCAAACAGGATCTTGAGGTCGGGCTGCTTCACTGGGAACGCGTCCGTTTCGCCACTCTGGGTGACTGTAAACGTGCCGTAAAAGATGCCAGCTTCATCCACGCCACCCGCGGAAAAGTCATAGTTCACTGTGCCGGCTGCGGCTGAAACGACGCTGATTCCCGTCGCGGTCTTCGCGATCTTCGTTGCACCGGTCGCTGCATTAACCATTGAAAACTCAACAGTAAGTCCACTCAGATTCACCGGCTGCAATGTGCCCGTACTATCAGGCTGCTGCAGTGTCACCGGCAACACGGTCCGCGTGTCGCCCACTCTGCGTTGATGAATTACCTGGCTCATATCTCACTGCTCCCAATCACGCCCAACCGCCGGCCTGATGTGCCGACTGTATTGAGCCTCTCCTGTGATGTGCCTTCCATTGCCAGCCGCCGCTGCGATGTACCAATCAGGCTGAGCCGTGTTGTGACGATTGCCACCGAAACAGGGATACCAGAGTTGGCTAACGCCCAGCCCGCAAACGCCCGCCCCTGAAACACGCGGGCCCGCATTATAAATCGGCCGCTGCTCATGTCTTCGTCAGGGTTGCCCCCGTCCTATTTCCGGTTGCGTCGAGCCCACTAAAGTCCACCGTAAACGTACTGCTATTAAGCGTGATTTGATAGGTCTCTGCCGCTGTGCCTGCGTCGCTGATTGCGCCCGCAAGTATCGACAGCAGATACCCGAGCCTGTCTGGCATTACGCCTTGTATCTCCGTCACTGCGTCTGCAGCGATTGCTGCCGCATCAATCACGTCCGGCTGAAACGCGTGCACGTCCGCTGCGACATGCCCACTTCCGCCGCCCGTCACCTTGACTTCGCGAGGAGTGTTCATTGCCAGCAGCAACCTCGCTCCATACGATCCGTTGACTGTGTGGTCTGCAGGCAGTGCGGCGTAGACGCTGGTGACGATCGACGCGATTCCAGCCGCTGACGTGACAACCGTGACAGTCGCCGGAATGCAGCCCGTCTTACTGGCCACCAGAATGAATGACGTGTAGTTCGTTTCCCCTTGCGTCGGCGTGTAGAGCACCACGCCATCAGCAGAGTAGGTAACAGTCCCGGCACCGCTGGCCTCACTGCCGCCAAACGGAATCACCTTAACAGCCACACCAGACGTTTGCACAGCGCCGTCGCTAATCTGCACAACAGCACCAATGCTGATTCGTTCCGGGCTTGCTGCGTTCCGAGGATACATTATCTCAGCCCTCCGCCGATCAGTTGTGCGTTGCGTTGTGTTGCGTAGTGTGCTCGGAATCCAGCCGGCTCTGTATAGACTCGCCTGCGTGGCCTGCGTTGCAACATGCCGCCGCGGCCGAGTCTATGCAATGCTGCAACTTCTCCAGCACTCAAATCCCTGTTCCACACCACAAAATCGTCGATTTGACCATTCGCTGTTTCAACACCACCTGTACCGCCTAGATCAAACGACGCAGTGCTGAAATCAGGTCGCTGCGCCGATGTTCCCGAACCGTCACTTCGGCCGTTGAAATACAACTGCACGTTTTTGTCATTAAAAACAATTGTCAACAACGTCCACGTATTGGCTGTCAACTGCGTTGCACTGGTTATCGGATAGGTTGTGCCAACACCCATCTGAATTCCGCCTGAAAGATTACCTACAGTCGATGCATACACAATAATTCCTGTAGTGGAATTTACGTCGAGTAACTTGCCATAACCTTGACGCAAAAGCACCCATGTTGCAATAGTGAATTTATCGGCATTTGATTGTGGTATTTGCGATGGCCTTGGCATTCGCACATAATCATTGCTGCCATCAAAATCCAAAGCGTAACGCCCATCGCTGACCACCCAATCTGTCGCCGCGTCCATGTTGATGAGTGTGCCCCAGTTGTTCCACCGGCTCACGTCATGCAAACGCAATCCAGTCGGGCCGAGACATGGTGCCCAGTAGCCGACGACGCCGCTCCAGAGATCCGGATAGGCTGATTCGTCGTAGGTGCCGTAGTAACCCCAGTCTGGCTTCATGACAGAGCCTCGACGATTACGGGGTAGACTGGAACGACGATCAGGCGGGAGCCGTTGTCCGCGGGTGTGGTTTCGTTGCGGACTGCCTGACCGAGGTTGTTGTCGCAGATCGGTGCAACGTATCGGCCTCGTGGATACCAAACGGAAGGGGATTGCGTCAGCACTGTATTGCCGTCGTTTGTGGCCACGAGTGACACCGCAGGCGGACCGGCTTGCCGCAAATTCGCGTCGCTGGTCCCGAGCGTGTAGGAGCCGTTTGAGCCAGTGACTTTTGCCGGCCACAGGGTGTTATCGTAACTGCTCACCAGATACGCCTCGAACGTCAACGCGGCAGTCGGTGCGGTTCCTGTCTCAACCGACAAATAAACCCAGCAAAATTCCGGCAGCAACTGAATGCCGCCGACGCTGAGAGCGAGGTCTGCTGATGCTCCCTGTTGAGCTGATCCATTTGCCAAATTGTTGAACGACAATTCGCGAGTAACACCAGAGGCTCCGGACTGACCCCAAATAATTGCACTGCCTTGAACTGTGCCGGCAAAATCAGGTAACGCCATTGATTACTCCCTCCTGCCTTGCGGCTCCAACTTCAGCGGCCGTGAATGTCTGCGGCGTGTTTGCAGCGGCGGACAACTGAGCCACCTGTGCGGCGGTTGCCAGGGAATAACTGACCAAGGTTGCGGCCATTCCTTGCACTGCAGGGTTGTCCATATCGAGCGCCCGCCCAGCCTCAACCCAGTCGATAAATGCGATTGCAGCCCCTCGCGGTGGATCGGACAGCGACGTGTTCAGGGCCGCGATTTTCAGCGTACCCCACAAACCATTCAATGACGAAATTTCCTGCACCTTATCGGCAGCGACTCGTTGACGTATTGGCGGGGCGATTACACCGCACCGCGTTGCACAGTCGGTGTCATTGCCCGCTGCGAATAAATCGCGAGCCTGCGGGTCAGATTGGATCAGGGCGAGGAGTTCTGTTGGGGTCATTTATTCAGCTTTCGTTTCGTCAGGTTGTTTACACGCGGGGCAGTCTGTCAGGGCTGCGAGGTCCTCATCAAATCCGTCAATAACGTTGCCCAACGCTCCAATCAGCGCTCCGGTCACACTCGCATCCGCAGCCGCTCCCGGCATCTGCGCAGCCGCACGGCAATCCCCCAGCCTCGCAACTGCATCGCCCAAGGCGGCATGAACCTTCCTGAGTTGCTCGATGAGCCGTTTGACTTCCTGAGCCTCGGGATAGCACCGCCCAACTGGTCGGCTGTCCGGGTCTGACGACTCGATGCCACTCGACTCGCCCGACGTCTGGGATGTCAATGCTGTCGATTCCGACCAAAACTGTTCGTCCGCCATTGTCTGCCACCTCTGAAAAAGGGATACGATTTTGTGCCAAAACCACATTGTACTGCCTTACTGACCATTGCCCGAACATTGTGAGAACCACCGGAGCCAGCAGGATTAAACCCTTGCCGAGTCGCTCGCCGTGCTTCGTGTCACCGATGCTTCGCAGCGCGACAACACCCCAGAGAAAGCAGAGCCACGCGATTCCCGCGGCCCTAAGAAATTCGGCACCGAGTTCCATCGTGAGGATACTGCTCATTGTAAAATACTCACACCATAACAGATTGCGAGAAATGTGATTGCGAATGCGATTGCGTACACCACTGCACGCCATGCGCTGCCCGTATAGCCCAGGATTGTTTTACTCTCGTCCGATCCGATCCGTAAACGACGATTGCCCGATTGCACTTCGATGCCGCCGGGCCGATCGTCGTCTGGTTTGTCGTGCTGCTCATCATCGCTCATGCCGCGGGACTCCGCCGCCTCAGTCTTTGGTGTTTTTGGTCAGAGACGGGGTTTCCCGCTTTCGTTGGTGTTAAGCGTCACGGTTGCCCGTTGTCAATACAGACTATACCCCGACGGTCGGCGCTGGGAACACAGGACCAGTTGCGGCACCGCCCACCGTGCTGCCAGTCGAGCCGCTGAAGTCTCCCGGAATAAGCAATCCAGGCCACGTCGGGAGCTGTGGGAGCATAGTCACCGGAATTCCCGCACGCAACACCTGCAGTTGGTCTTCAGTAAACACCATTTCAAACGGCGGAACCGTGTCCACCAATTCCGTGCGAGTGAAAAACGCCGCGGGGTTGTAGGCTGTGAAATCAGCATCAGTCAGAAGAAACCCGGGCTTATCAACGTCGGCCGAGGTCTTACCGAACAGCTCGGTTGCCATGTTGCGGTAAATTCGCTGCAGGTACTTGCCAACGTCACCCGCGAAGACCGTGGTGATCTCCATTGTCTTGCGGTTTTCCGTGTGCTGAAACATCTCAGAAAGCAACATCAGGCCGAACCCCGCCCACCGCTTTAAGTGCGGATTGCGCACCTTGAAAAACGGGATTGGATACGCCTTGAAAACCGTTGCGGCTGGGGAAACGTGCGTTGTCCGGAATTCCGTCTGGCCGGACGGCACTGCCCGTGCTGTCAGGATCTGCCCTGCTCGCACGTAGAGATTATGGATTGCTCGCAGGCTGTTGATACTCGGAGGCGTCTTCATGTCAACGTCCTCTTGATGCATCAAGGCAAACAGGTTTTGCCCGATCAGGTCAGTGAGTTCTGCGATGTTCGGATTGAGCGTGGAGATGTCATCACCCCACGCTGGAACAGCGTATCCAGCCTCCCCGAATTTCCCCACGTTATACCAGCGCACTGTATCACTTGTTACCACTGCTTCGCCCTCCACTCTGAGCCGCTTTGTGCTGCTCAATCAAACTGCCCAGCATTGCCACGGTGCCCTCTGCCCCGGGGTACTGTTTCACAAGTTGTGCGGTCGCCCATGCCAAGGCGTCCGCGGTTGTATCTGTGTCGATCGGAACGTACTGATTTTGTGTCACGACTTGAGCCGCCGGCGGTGGTTGCGGAATCGGTACTGGTACCGGTCGCTCAATGATTGTTGGCGATGTCTGCCGCGGTTGCTGTGCCATTGTTTGACGACGTTTGCGAAGCATTTGGAACACCGTGCCAGCAACTCCGATTGCTCCAGCCGGAATGGCAAATTGCGGGGCGAGCAAAGTCAATGCAGCGGCCCCGAGCTTAGCCCAATCCGCGCCGACGCCAGCGCCTGCTGAGTGCCCGACAGCAGGTATCGCCAGCGTTGGCAGCGGAGGGGCTTCGGGTGTTTCCACCTGCCGCGGGATGTCAGTCGCGGCAGGGGCCTTGAGGGCCGACGCGGCGCTCGCAGCTTGTTGTTTCAGTTGTTCGCGGAGCCTGTCAATCTGCAGTCTCAGGTCTGTGATTTCTGGCAGTGCTTGTTCTGTTGGCGTGACGGGGCGGGCAGATCCCTTGGTCCCACCGCCGGGAGTCTGCCCCGCCCTGTCAACATCCAGATTAAGCCGTTCAAGAAACCCGCGCCAGTTGCCGTTATAGCCCGTGAAACTCTGCTGATGAATGCCGTCCCGGAACACAATAAATCCGGGTAATGACGCGATTGCAAACCGTCTAGCAAACCGCTGCTCCGATGGCTTGTCCCACTCCACTGATTTCACCGCGAATGACGACTCCAGCTGATTGCGGAATCGATCGATGGTGTGGTAATCGGTGCGAAAACGCTGGCATGGTGCGCACCATGGAGCATGGACGACATAGACGGCCCACCCCGGCGGGACTCCGGGTTCCGGTCGCTGTGCGAGTGCGGCAGAACACAGCAGCATCCATGCCAGTGCAGCTTTCATCAAAACCACCTCCGCCAGCTCCACCACAACCACGCGTAGGCTCTCACCGCGATCCACATTGCTGTCCGCCGCCAGTATGCAACCCGCTCTTTTTCGAGCAGCACCAGCAGCACCGCGTCAGCTAAGCGACGCTCTGACCACGTGCGGGAATTCTCGCACATTCGATCGTGCCAGTAACTCGGCCACCGGAATTCCTGACTCAGTGGCTTGCCAATGATTCGCCACAACAGCCGGGGAATTGTCGCCCCGTCCCAGGATTCGCCTTCGGTCTCTGACCAGTCGAGGCTGATGATATCCATCAGCTCGTCATGCAAGTGGCACGGCGTCTGGAACTCGAGCCGATCCCCGCGCAGGCACACCGGCATGGCCACGGGGCTGATAATCAGAGGCCAGTCGCCGCCGATGCGCTCGCTCATCGCCGCACCTCGCACCGCTTAGCCGCCTCTCGGGCTTCCGCCTCGACTTCTTTACAGATCCGCCGAAACTCAGCGTCTGCCTCGGATTCGCTCGTCTCTGCGTCTGGCGTGCGTCTCGGCAGGTCCACCATTCCGCACAGCAGTTCAGCGATGATAATCAGAGCGCCGCCAGTGCCGAGAAGAATCATCAGCCCGCCGATCGCCTCTTGCCAGCTCACTTTCCACCGCCTTTCGTGCGGGTGGCGTAGCCACGGGCAACCTGGACGGCTGCAAGATTGAGCCCGCCGTGAATCCAGACATCACCAACAACTCTACCCATCGTGAGGCTGTCTGCGATGTCCTGCGTCACGCCGTCGTCTTCTGTGTGGGTTGGGATGCTCACAGTACACGGCTGGCCTTCGGCCAGTTGCTGCAAGTGAACAGCGGACGCCACACCGCGGAGTTTTGCCGCGTTGCGGTCAATTTCCGGAAGGCTGGGGTCCAGCCGCTTTTCCGGTGCCCAACAATTGCGGAGCATCACGACGATTTTGCGCGTGATCTCAACCTCGACTGTGCCGCCGTCAATTACTCGCGTGATTACGCCCCGCGTTGTCCAGCTGGGGTCTGGTGCCTTTTCGCCCATTTTCGCCACCTCCGGGGGTTGTGATAGCAGGGCGCGGGCGGGATGTCAAGAGGAATCAGAACAACAACCGCTGTCCCGGCAAGTCTTCCGCCGGCTCGTCTTCTGGTATTATTTTCGCAAATGCTTCCGCATATACCGATATGCCATTCGTTGGATTCGATGTGCTACGTCCATTGCGGCCTTGCGATGCAGTGCGACTTCGGCGCGAGTTTCAGCGCCCATGTATTCCGCCTCATCGACGGAGTCTGCCGCCAGATTAAATGCCCAGAGCATAGCGTCGTGATATTCGGATTCGTGGTAGGGTGTCATTCCAAAAACCTCCGCGCCGTCCGCTCAACGATATCGGCGATCGTCCCGGCATGGACGTCGCAATCAAACTGATCGGCCTCATGTCTCACGTCGTCCGCCGTGACGTCGTACAGTCGCCGGATTGCATCGTGAAGGCGCAGGTATTCCGCGGCTGCACGGGCGAAGATCATCCGCTCTTCCTCCGGGTACGTGTCGAGAATTAGCCGCAAGCCTTCGATTTCGTCGGGGGTCATCTCTTCACCTCGTCAAAAAGCACAATCCGCCAGTCAAGCCAGTGGCCACGCTGTACACCGTATCGCAGGACTCTCAGCAGTCGATCGATCGTTCGATTGCGCGGCCGGAGTCTTCGCCAGACGCCGCAGCCATCGACACGCGAAATTGTTAATATCGTCGCGCCGATTTTTGGGGGCTTTGGGGTCATTCGCTTGCCCTCCGCTTTGCGTCCGTTTGCGCAATCTCGCACAGCGTCGCGAAATCCAACGGGCTTTCACGGTCGATGCGTGTTTCGTCCGGATCAAGCAGTTGCGTGCTGATGCCCTCGGAGTCGAACCACAGGGCGATTGAATAGCCTGCGGGCAATTGCTTCTGAGCATGTGCGGCCAGCAGTTTGATGAACATTTGAGATGCACTCACGTGGTGCCCTCCAGCAAACCAGCCTTGATCAAGTCATCGGCAGTCGCCGCACGCCACGCGCCGCGGTAAAACGGGTCGTCGTCCGCGTCCCATTTGTCACCGTGGCACCGCTCGCCTTCCCACACCATAATCGGACAGCCAGCGGGGACGCTTTCTTGTACTGGGTACCTTGCCGCGTGCCCTTCGTATCGATCGGACAACTCTTCAAAATACTCGCCCCGTGCGTGCAAAACGAAACCGTCTTCCAGCCCGAATCGGTCGTTTGCGTCATGAAAAAATACGATCAGTTTTTCACTCACTGTGTATCCTCCGGAATATAGTTTCGCCCAAAATCACCTTCAGCCGTCCGCACGGAATGCAGACAGATATTGAGCTGCTGTGCCAGACCGTAACTGAGCGGCTCGCACTGCTCTTTGAGCCGCTGCAACTGCTCACGGATTAAAAACAACTCACGCAATGCGTGCGCCCGTGTTGCTTGTCTTGTCATGTTACTGCCCTTCCGGTTTGTATCCCAATTGTGCCAGAATCCGCTCTGCCGCTGCTGCTGCTTCCTGTTGCGTATCGCATGACAGCAGAAAACTCTGCTGCTCTGCGTGCTGCTCGTGCCGCCAGTGGATGACTGGCAGGAATCCACCGGATTTCTGCGTATCGATGCGATAACTGGCTTCAGAGCGCTTGCCCAGCTTAATCTTCGACCATTTTCCCGACGTCGGGCCGATGGTTCTCAGGCTCATGTTTCCCCCGATCTGTCTGCTGCGTCAATTGCTGCCAGCAGCGCCGCCGCCCGCGTGTCGCAGGTCCCTGAAATGATCCGGCAGCCGTCCGGCTCCAGCCTCTCCGCGAACCACTGCCACACGCCGTCGCGTTTCTGGACACGTAAACCGAACTGGCCGCGGAGTGCACTGTAGCAGTGCTGGTCTGGTATGTATTGCCATTGTGTCATTGTCTTTCACCTCCGCGATGATGGACCGCCGCAATCGCGGCCGCTTTTGCCAATTTGCAGGACGCCCTCACGCCGCGGACTGCCAATGTTTCAGACTCATTGCCGTCGATCCAAACCAGTCCAGCCACCCAGCAGAATCGACCGTCTCCGACCGGCCACACCTGCAGCGTCCACGTGCGATACTCGCAGCGATGGTACGTGCGGTCCCGGGCCCATTTTGGCTCACTCACTTGCCACCTCCGCTGAAAACAGACCGCCCCGTCAGCCGCCACGTGCGCGGGGTGCTGCCGGTTGCGTCGTCGTGTGTAATCTCGCAGCCGAGTTCGATCAACGCCCGCAAGTTGCGATCGATTGTGCGACGAACGAGGCCGGTGGCAGCGGTCAGGTCGGACATCGTGCGGCCGTCGCTGCCTGCTGTTCTGAGGGTAATCTCAATGCAGCGTAGGCCACTGACGGTCTCGGATAGTGGGGTGCGTGGCTTAGGCATGGGCCACCTCGCTAGCTACGATTGCTTGCAATCCGCTCAGCGGACAGTCGCGACGATACGCCGCCAGTGCTCGTTCTGCCGCCTGCTGTGTGCGATGTCGGCTGATGATGCGCTGAGTCTCTGGTGTGCCGTCGGTGAGGAAAGAGCCGGTGGTGATAATGACACGAAACATCGCATGTACTCCAGATTGATTGCCTCGAAGAAACCCCCGGCAAACGCTGCCGGGGATAGGATCTGCCTGCGGCGACTACCGCATAATTTTCCACAGTCCGCCCTGCGTCAGCGTCCTTATCGTGTGCTGCGTGATCTTTGAGCCGACCGGCCTGCTGCAGCCGTACACCACGACCACCGAGCGGCTGCGTTTTGCGTATGCCTTGCAGTCGGCAAGCGACCCAGCAAACCACACGGTCGCGTGTGTGTCGTATGTTCCGTCTGCGTCAACCACTGCTGCCTCTGCTGTTGTCATCGTCTTAGCCCCTTGCTGATTATTGTCGGCTGCACCTTGCTGCCGGTGTGCACAGTGTATCGACCGCTGCAATCTGTGTCTACACTGAGTCGGAAAGAATTTTGAGATTTTTCCCGAATTGTGTCCAGGCTAGGAAAATCACAGGTCAAACTCCAGCAGCTCAATCGCCCGACGGCAGGAATTTGCGGCCTCTTCGATGTCCTGCTCTGCCGTCTTGCTCCCCCTCAGACCTGCACACAACAGTTTTTTCACGGCGTGTTGCAGGGCTGGACAATCGACGCCGAACGCTCGCAGAACATCGTAGACATCGACGGTCACACTCAGACCGTGCGTGTCACCCGGGAGCGTCTGCGTGATGGTGCGGTGGTATTTGCTGCCGCGGTCGGGAATGGGGGCTGGCGGTTGTTCTGCGGCTGATTTGGCGGCTGGCCGTGCCGGTCGGCAGAACTGAACATCTCGCCTGTGCCACGCATCAAAATAGCCAACCTCTGTACCCTCGTAGAGGTCTGCCGGCCTCCAGTCACAGTAGTCGCTGTGGCTATCCTCTCTTACGCGATACAGGTCGCCGGGCTGGATTATTACGGTCGGGTCAGTGATCCATTCATCGCCACCTGCAGTCATCACACACCCCCTTTCGTAACCCAACACGCCCGATCTGTCAGACCACCTGGCAGATGGTGGATAGCGTATTCGCCGCGCAGTTCAACGCCGTACTGGGTGGACAGCTCCTGCAGAATCTTTTCGACGTCCACAACAGCCAGCCCAGGCATGAATATCTCAGGCATATCAGACGCTGCGAACTGCTCCAGCGCCTGCCGCTGCTCGTTAGTCACCTCGCGGAATGGCCATTTGCGCGGCCAAACTTTGATTGCTCCGTCGTCGAGCGTTTTGGTGTTGATGCCGTTTTCGTAACTGCGCTTTCCTTCTGCAGATAGAGCTAGCTTTGCGTCATTTAGGCCTTTTGTGAGGCTCATCCGCTTATAGCCGCGAATGATTACGGGCTCCCCATAGGACAGAATTGTGACAACCTCCTGCCAATAGGTTTCGTAGGCTGTGTGTTTTTGTGCGGCTGTTGTGGTCATTTCGCTTCACCTTTCATTTGACATTGCTCTTTATTAAATGCCACGCGTTTTTCCATTCTCCGAATTTCCTGCTGCAGCCGAATGATTGACTCCGCCTTCTGCCGCATCTGCTCTTTCATCGACGCCAACTCGTGCACATTTCGCAACATCTCACGCTCAATCTCTGTCAGCCCCATTTCTCCTCCGCTCCTACCCAAGTTGGGATCTTTTCGGAAAACTGGAAATGCGGTCCGTCAAGTTCAACCGACACTCTGCCGGTCGCTCCGCCGCGATGTTTACAGACGTCCAATTCACTCTCTCCGCTGTCGCGGTCAACCGAAATCAAAACCACCACGTCCGCATCCTGTTCGATTGCGCCCGACTCTCGCAGGTCAGCCATTGTTGGCTTGCCTCGCTTCTCTGAATCGCGGTTGAGCTGGCTGCCCGCAACCACCGGGATCTGTAAATCCATTGCCAGCCGCTTCAGGGTGCGAGATGCTGCCGCGATCCGGTCTTGCCGCGTATCCTGCCGATTGCCTCGGACGTCGAGCAACTGCAGATAATCAATCACCAGCATCCCTAGTGGCTTCCGTCTGTGCTGCACCTTCACCAGTGCGGCAATAGCGTCGAGGTTGCTTGTGGTGTCGAGGAAATTCACCGGCAGTTCAGCCACGCGGCTTTCCCCAAACCGTGCGGCCAGTCGCCCTGCAATCTCCTGCCGCGGCATTTCCAGAGAAACGACTAACGCAGGCTTGTCCGCGGTTGCTGCCGCTACGGCAAATTGCAGCATCAGCACCGATTTGCCAGTGCCTGGTCGCCCGCCGATTACCACTAACTGCCCATCTCTGCAGCCACCTTTCAGCACTCGATTCAGCCCGTCGATTCCTGTGCTGTGCGTCTGTGCTGGGTTTGCCTTTTGCAACCGATACGCCGCAATGGCTTCAGCCGCTGTGCAAATCTCGTCTGGCGTGTTTGGTCGCAGGCTGTCCAGTCGCGTCAGGTATTCGTCGATGTCTGGCATGTCGTCCCGACGAAGTTCCTCCCCCAGGCTGCGAAGATCGTCCGCCACGTTCATCGCTCGAAGTTTGGCCGCGTAGAATGGTATGTGTGCGGCTTCCCATTTCATATGGAAAATGTCGGTAACCAAATCGCGCAAGGCTGGATCTTTCACAACAGCCTCGCCGACCACTTCGACGAAATCAAACTCGTGCCCAGTGTTGGCGTGCGAGCAAATCACAGGCCACAGGCTGCGGGCCTCTGGACTTCGCAGCGTCGCCCCCTGCAACGCCAATTCCACTTCGGCGAAAGTGTCTAGGCTGACCACGGCCGCGGACATCAACGCCCGCTCGATCTCAATTCGCCCCAGCTGTGAATTCACTGCGCCACCCCGTTTCGTTCAAACTGTACTGCCTTCAGTGTCTGCAGAAACTCTTCCCCAATCTGCCTTCGGTCCAGTTCATGCGTGGCGTTTGCCAGCCGCGTTCGGGTCTTGGATCGCTTTACTGCCTCGCGCTGCTCTGGCGTCAACAGTCGTTCTCTTTCAGCAAAACCGGAAGGTGTATCGTCCGTGCTGGTTAGGACGTGTTGAACGTGCATCCAGACAGGATCGGTGCCCGTGTCTGACTTCGCCGCTCGCTTGCCGTGCGGGCTATCCCACTTCTCTAAAAACTGGTGCCGACCGTTCGCAATGTTCCAATCAATTGACTCAACAAACTTGGCTTCGCCCATGCGGGCTGCCTGCTGAAACATGGCCTCCAACTGCGGGGAGTTGTCGTAGTGCATCGCATGACTGACCGCGATGCTGTCCAGATGCCTGCGCCACCGGTCAAGGGCCGCGTGCACGGCCTCCGTGTTCGCTTTTGGTGGAATCACGATTTCCGAGGTTGCGGCTTTGCGCTTGCGTTTCGGCGACTCGCCTTCTCCATTCTTTCTTTTATCTGCTTCTGCCTCTGCTTCTGCTTGGGCTAACGGCGGCTTACCGCTGCTAACATCTGGTTTACTTTGTTTACCGGAGTTTACTGGCTGTTTACCGCTTTTACGGTACTGCGCCATGTATTCCCGCATGTACTCGCGTCGCTGCTCTTCATCCCGCTTCGACCGGTACGTTTCGTAATTCAGCAGCAGGTAGCCGCCAGCAACTGGTGCGATTCGACGGCCCTCAAAGTCTGTGTTTTTCGAGTATTTGTCAGGTGACATCAGGCACTCAAGCGCGGCCTCTGTCTCTTCAATCGACAGGTTTGCCAACCGCGCAAGCCCTGGAATTGCAGCCTCAACAAAACCGGTTTGATCGGCGCGAGCCAGCATAGAAACGAAAAGCAGCCGAACCTCCTTCGGCTCTGACCAGAGGGAGCTTTCCGTTATCGACGCAAACAATTTCGCAAACACGTTCACACCTCCTTTATCGCGGCTTACCACTGCTAACATCCTGTTTACTGGGTTTACTGTAAACACGGATTGTTTACACGTCAACAAAGCGCCAAAAAAATCCGCAGGGCAATTTCCTGCGGGCTGCGTTGCACGCCGTTACAAGTCGTTACAGGTCGTTGTCGCGGATCTGATCTGCACGCCTGAGGATTTCCTCATCCGTCACCGGAAGCAGCCTGTTGCACTCTTCGCTCCACACGTACCAGCCGCCGTCTGTTAGCCCTCGCGGGTCGTCCGGACAGACGATGCCAGCCCGATCGGTCTCCCGTGCGTCTGGCGTGCGTCGGTTTGCGGATGTGTGGTGGGTGTTGGTTTTTGGGAGTTGCGGCAGGTCGTCCGATTCATCGAACATTGCCCGGGCCGGCTGTGGTGCGGGCTTCGGCGGGCGGTTGTCGATGACTTCGACTGCGGGAAGTGCGGGCGGGGCTGCGGGTGGCTCTGCCGGCTTGCGAGTGCGTTTGGTGCCTGCGGCTTCCTCGACCTCGCCGATCATGCGCAGGGCTTCGCGGATGCTTCCAGCCTGCTCCAAATTATGCGCACGCGCATAATTTGCCATCTTCATGAACTGTGACGCCCACGCCTGATGAAGTCGCCAATTCTCCTCCAGCCACGGCAGCCACTCCCCATGCCCGAGACGGCTCTTGATCTCGATCAGATACCGTCCGCAGTCGATTGCAGCTTGGACGGTCTTGCGGCCGTGCTGCTCAACCAGTTCGGCCTTTTCTGCGGCCATGTCAGCCAGTGTTTCGGTCGGCAGGTTTGTCAGGATCATTTCGCTCATGTGTTTTCCTTTGTGGCAATGGATGCGATTTCTGTAGTACCTTCGGGCTGAGCCCCGACTTCGGCGATGAACACGTCGGCTGCTTCATCGAGGACAGCAACGAGGTCCTGCATTGTGTGATTTGCGAAGAAAAAGGACTCTTCATCGTCGCCGATCATGTGGATTTCGCACAGGGTCGGATCGTCGATTGCTCGGATTGATTCGATTTGTGAAACATTGATCAGCAGCTCTTTGCCGCCGCTTTTGACCAGTACGAACTTTGCATATGCGCTCATTTTTTGCCTTTCGTTTTGTCGATGAACTATTCAGGACTTCCGAAGAGTTGCTCTTAGATATGACAGGCTGCGCCCTGTCTTTGTCCTTAGCAGCATACTGCTGCTGTTGTTCGCGGGTCTGGAGCCATGCCACCCCCTACCCCCTCCAGAGAGGAAGCAGAAGGTAGCAGGCGAATCTGCCGCCGTCATCCCGGGGCCTCTCGCCGTTGTCAGGTGCGTTGTTTTTCGTCGCCCACCATCGAGCCTTGCGAGCCCCACCAGCGACGCCTCTGCTACCGATCCCTAGGCCGGCAGCAGGCGCAAAAAAAACCCGCCTGCGGCTGAAGAGAGCAACCGAAGGCGGGTTGAGACGGGCAAGAGCCCGACGAGTCTGATTGTAGGTTGCCAGCGGTCTCTCTTCCCGTCGGCAGTGTCAGAGTAGATAGTTTTCGCTGGATGTCAAGAGCAGTCTACGGATGCGCGCTGTTTTGAGTAGCAAATCCGGCAAAGTCTATCGTCAACTCCGGGGTGCAAGTCATTCCCGCAAGCGCATCTGTTGTGTGCGTTCATTAAAAAACTCTCTTTTGTTGCACATGCGTCCATCGCCTCCTGCGCGGTGGCAAATTGTGCTTCACTGGCATCCAATTCATTGTCAGATTGACTGCAAGAAAAAAGGCCGGTTTTTTGGATTTTTACGCGCCAGAACAGCAGGGCATCGTCTGCAGTAATCCCTGATTTCGCCACCCAAACACCAACAGATTCGTAGTGCCATTGCATCACGAAATCCCCCTTCTGTATTGCCGTGCCTTTTCTGCAGCGTGCCGAGCGCTTCCAGACCCATCGCCCCAACCATCTCTGGTCTATTTGCTCCAGAAGGCAGCCAAACGCTCGTACCACTCAGCCCATTCAGCATCACCTTGTGGCTTTGCGGCTGCTAATTCTTCCTGCTCCACAGCCAAACTGTTGCTCATTATCTGGCCGAAGCGAGTGACAACGTAGTTCATGTTTTTTCCTGAGCCTGAGTTTCGTGGTGTTAAGCCGAAAATGTTGCCCTGCGGTGCCTTAGTGTGTCGGCGGGCGGACGACGTGTCAACAGGCTGAATGGAATTTGTTCTGAAAATAATCAGGGACGGTTGGTGTGGATTGTCAAGAGCAGTCGTCACCGATTTCTTGACTGCTGCCGTTCCGCCTTGCCGGCTTCATGCTTCGCGTGCTCGCCAGATGCCCTGTGTGACGCTTCCAGAGCCCCACCACAGGCCAGGCATCGCGGGCGGGCTGCCCTGATCCATTCGCGGTGCAAAACCTTGCGGATCGTGCCACAGGAAAGGCAAGTGCCCATGTCATACTTCTGCCCCATTGTTGCCTCCCTGTTCCTCGGGTGATGTCATTTCGTAGCCCGCCCACGCCAGACTACAGGCGATGCCGCCGATCTCAGCGAGTAGACTGACGCCGAAGGCCACCAGCACCGCCTCGGAAACATCGTCCGGCTCACGGCCTTCTGCTGCTTTCCCGAGATGTTCAGCGGCTGCCGCCACCTTGTCGAAATAATCCAGCCCCTGCTCACGGAAGTGCTTTTCGACGTGCTTTGACTGCCGCTCGAAGAGTTCCTGCAGAGCTGCGCAGCGTGCCCTGTGGGCTTCCAGATGATGCGCGATTGCTACCATGTTGGTCTCCTTGAAAAGAAAGGCCCGTCCCGTTGTTACTTATGCTGCGAATCAACGCCAATGCGCGCGGTTGCCACAAGATTTGTGGCATTGCCACAAGATTTGTGCGCCGCCTATCTGGAGAGCTACGCGAAACACCTGCAAAGTGACGATGGATTGATTCGAATTCCCGAAAACGGTTGCACCGTTTCAGCACCGTTTCAGCGATTTGTCAGCGATTTGTCAGCGGCTCTATCTGGAGAACTACCCGGATCGCGAACCAAGTGACGAAAGATTTTGGTATTTTTGGGCAGTCGTCAAGGATTTCGTGACAGTTCAAAACAACACCCCCTGCGCCAGTCGTTCTTTGCAGTCCTGAATGTACTCCGCGTTTAACTCGCACCCAATGGCCTGGAATCCTTCAAGCCTCGCGGCCTCCAGCGTCGTTCCCGAGCCGCAGAACGGATCCAAGACAATTCCACCGGGTGGACAGACTAAACGGCACAGGTAACGCATCAGGGCAAGCGGTTTGACCGTAGGGTGTTTGCTGTTGCGGCGTTCGGAGGCGTCGGCTTTGGCGCAGTAGAAATAGCGGTCCGCTGAGCCGAGCAGGTCGCGGGCTTCCTCTGAGCCATCGTGGATGAAGTTTGCCGGCAAGCGTAGGCCGTCCACTTTGCAGCCATCAACATTCACGGCGCCGGTACGGTGTTGCAGTAGGTTTTCGGCAACTGTTCCAATCAGTGGTTTTCGTGCCCAAGTGATCGGTTCAAGTGCTGGGCGGACAGATGTGCCCCAGCCTTGCCACTGCTTCGCGGCTTCGGTTGCAGGGGCAGTGATGTTAAATTCACCATCTTCTTGTTTGTCTTTCCAGTGACCCGCATGGTTATTAGGAAGCGGAGAGGAGCCTTTATATACTTTACTGATTACATCGCGGCTTTTAAGCGCATGACTTTCAACACTCCGAATGTCGCATTCCTGCTCCACCCATTCCGGAATCTCGCCCAATAAATGCCGGCAGGCTTCCAGATGCTCGCGGGTCATTATTGCAGGCTGGCTCGCTGCTGTCGTGTAATGCCCGCCCATATTGGTTTGCGTGGCCTCGTCGATTTGCTTCGATGTAACGCCAGTAGACCGAACCCACGCCGTGAATCGGTAACGCCTCGCCTGCTGTTCCTGTACTGCGTCCTGCGCGTCAATCGCTTTCGTTACGTCCATCGACTTGCTAAACCCCGAGCCGTACACCCACGCGATCATATCCCGGATCTCAAACCCCGCATCCTCAATCCTCACCGCCATTCGGTGTTGCGTGCGAGTGCCAGCGAATGCGAGCAAATGCCCGCCGGGCTTCAGGACTCGTAAGCACTCCTGCCAGACTTCGACAGCAGGGACTCCCTTATCCCATGCCTTGCCCATGAATGACAGACCGTAAGGCGGGTCTGTGACGATGCTGTCGATGGAGTCCGCAGGTAGGGCGGACATCGCTTCAACGCAGTCGCCGATGAAGATTTTGCATTTGTTTGCTTCGATGGTTTTCATGGTTGATAGTCCCAACTCGCCTGCATCTCAGCCTGATACGCCTCGTCGATTTCCTCGCGTGACAACCCTGCTTCCTTCAGCCGGCGGACTGCGTTTGCGAGACCACACAGCGCCTCATGGATAGCGACGGCCTGCTGTACGCTGCGAATCACTCGCGGGCGGTCTGTGCGTCTCGGCGGTGGCGGTGACGTAGGCCGCGGGGCGTCTTGTGCCCAGTCTGGGATTGGTGGCGGTGGTCCGTTTGGCGGGGTCATCTCATGTACTCCTGCGTTTCGCTCATTGTTCAAGCCAAATCCAAATCACCCGCAACAAAATGCCTCATTGCTGTTTCGGTGTCCCGTGTTTTGCATCTGCACTCCGTCCCAGCCTCGCATTTGCAGCCGCGAAGGAAGTCGCCAAACTCCCATGAATCACATTCGTCATAGGTTAACGTGCGCAGGGCCGCAAAGCACTCGGGATGATACCTGTCGGTGCCCATGTCGCCGTATTCGGTTTTGCCGCTGAGAATGTCGCAGGACTGGCCGGCCTCAATTTGCTCGCCACACCATACGCAGCGGAAGGGTTTGCGCGTGCGTTTGACGTGTGTGTGACTGGAAAAGGTCATTGTTGCGGCTCCTCTGCCAACGCCAGCGCCTCACGCATTCGCTGAATGATGTCCGCGGGGAGCGGGCCAATGTAGGCGACGATGTCTAAGTGTGTCTTGTGGCTATGAATTAGTCGGCCATCAGTGCGGTAGGTGTCACCCGCCGCCGGCTCGTTTGCGTCCTCTCCATTCCACCATTCGCTGGTGCATAGGCGCGGCCAAACCAGAGCCTCTTTGCCATTGCGTCGTCGATACACGCCCGGCCTGTCGATTCGGAATTCGGTTGTCATTATTGCCAGTCCTCCTCTTTCAAATGAATATCGCTTTACCGCTCATCCCGTACCCGTGTTCGTCTCTCAAAAAGAACGACCACGGATGCTCCACAATCACCGCAGCAAATTCGCACGCCTCAGACAGTCGCCGGATCTCGCCCTCGAACGCCTCGCGTCTTTGTGCCAGACTGCTCGGCAGGTCGTCTCCTTTGCGCTCCAGTTGAATCAGATCCTCCATCCCGTCAATCGTGTAGTCTCCGCCGCCGACGGTGTAGAGCGGGCGGGTGATGGTCGGCACGTGCACAGCGTCGCCGCCGCGGTTGCGGATCGACGTGAAGGCAAACGGATACTGTTCGTTTGTGTCGATCACCACAGTGAACGGGCAGACGCTCTCACCGTTGTCTTTGGCGTTGTTTACCCTCGCCCCAGATCCAGCCTCTCAGCCGCCACCAGCGAGCCTTCCGCGTGCGGTCCCAATCTCCGCCGCGGGATGTCAGATTGCCCGTCTCTCCGGGCTGTCAAGTCGCCGCAATTCGCCTTCGCTACTCCAGGGACCTCAGTCCCCGCAAAGCGGCACAAAAGCTCGTGACTTGCCGAGTTCGATCAATCGCCCGTCTCTCCGGGCTGTCAGATCAAATCCACGCCAGCAGCCATCGCCTGCGCAATTGCCATTGCGTCTTGCAGGTACCGTGTCTCGAACCACTTCCGCCAGTCCGGTCCGCGGTCCGGTATTGGCTGCACGCAAAGTGTCCATTTGTCAGGCTGCTTCGTGATCGTGTAAGACCACCCATCATGTATTGCGTCAATCGTAATCGCAGAGACCAGTTTCCAATCGAGTCTTCGCATCCCATGCGTCCATGAAAAAACCCGCTCGAAGTGTGATGCGAGCACACCCCGGCGGGTTGAACAGGCGTTAGCCTGATAGTTCTGATATTGCGTCAGCCGCTCGCATTAGCCGACGGGGTCAGGGTAGCAGGTTAGTTTGGATTGTCAAGACGCTGCTTGTGGTTGTTCCGGCCCAAGGTATTCGACGAGGTCAAATGCGCTCCGAGTGCTGAGAAGGAACCACTCACCGCGATCTCCCCAACTGCACCTCACTCCGCTGCTGTCGCGGCCGATCCACGGATGCAGCCGATGACCGTCGCGGTCTTCGACAATTGCGATTTGTCCGCCGCGCATCCGCCATCGCCCGGGCTTCACTTCAATGCTCATGTTTCACCTCCTTCATCATCGCCAGCGATCTCCGGCCGTGTCAGCACTTCCAACGCCCTCGCGTTGACGATAATAAACTCAGCCAGCCGCATCGCGTGCGTGCCGTCTTCTTCTGGATCCAGCATCGATTTGAGCGACTCTGCGGATGCCACCAAGGCTTTGGCCGCGTCGTGTGTTTTACTCACCGCACACCTCCCTCCATACCTGCTCAATCAACGGAAACGACCGCATCACAGCCCTCGCGTCAAGCGTCTGTGCCTCGCGTCCGATCCACTGACTCAGTCGTGATTGTGAGACGCCTACGCGGTCCGCCAGAGCCTTTTGTGTGACGCCCCGCTGCCGCAGTTGCAACAACATCATTCGCAGTGACAGCCGCAGATTTCGCACAGCGTCCTGAGCTTCTGCGGTCAGTCGTGTGGCGCGTTGGTAGGTGGATAATGGGGATTGGTTAATCGTTTGCACGGCTGCCCTCCGTGTCGATCATTGATTCAATTCGCTGCATGACCGCGATCAGCGTATTCTGCACGCCGTGCACCTGCTCGCGTCCAGCACTGCCGAAACAGTCTGCTGACCAGTCTAGCTCGGTTGCCCATCGCCGCAGAACCTCCTGCACCTGTCGGGCCGTCGGCTCGTCTCTGCGATCAGCCCGCAACTCATCCACCTGCATTTGCAGTTCATCGCGTGTACGCTGTGCGGATTTCAGAGCGGCCAGCGCATTGTCACGCTCGTCCTGCAGTTGCGTTGCGGCCTTCTGTGCATTGGCGAGCGCGTTGCCGATTTCGAGTATGGTGCTAATCTTGTATGGACGGCGTGCCCTCAGGACGTCGCAGCAGGCTGTGCGCACTTCCATAGACGCTTCCGGCGTCAACACGAGCGGATGCCAGCGGCCGTCTGGGTTCTGCCACTCGTCGCCCTCCTGAATCACGTCGCCTGGCCGCAGTTCCTCGTAGGCCCATCGCTCTCGCTGCGGCTGCTCAACAGCCTGCTGCAATGTGCGGCTGCCGAAGACTTCCTCGTATGCCATTGGTTGCTCACTCATCGCTCTGCCTTTCATGGAAATGTCTGAATGCGTATCCCTCAGCGTTACTGCGTGCGATCTCTGCCCGTCGGGCTGCTGACACGCGAGCGATTCTGGCAAGTCGCGGAGTGCCACGTCGTTCGAGTCCACCGTGTTCAACCTTCCAAATGTCCTGATTTGCTGTCAGCCTGTAGCCGTGCCAGTTGCACTCGTAGTGGTGCTGTTCGATGTGTCGCCATTCAAACGGGGTGTTTGTGTCACTCACCGGCCAGCTCTCCTTTGCGAGCGTCCTTGATGCGCGTCAGCAGTTCGACCGCTCGCGTGTCCAGTCGGTGCTCCTTTATCTTTTCATTGATCTTCTTCCAGACATCTTGCAATCGTACCTCCGACATCGCTTCCGCAATGTCCTCGTGACCGTCACCGAGCAACCTTGCGTGTTCTGGACTCAACTTAACCTGCAGTGCCGCGACCTCGTCAAGGAAATCGAATGCGGGGGCTGCCTGAACGGCCTGCGGCCCAGCGTTGATAATCTGTACCTTACCCTCAATGGCTGTTTCGTCGCCTTCGTTGGAGTCCTCAGCCACCATGCCAGCAGCGCTCTGAACCACTCGCATCAGCTCCAGCAACATTCGCCGCCTTGCCTTCGCGATGATGCCGTCGATGTTGTCGCTGCTATCGCTGGAGTTCTTAAAAAATTTGCACGGCAACTTCACACTGCCCGGCCCACTGAACTGAACGCGATAAGTTTTGCCGTCGTAGACCGTAGACGCTTCGCCCTCGACTGCCCACACCGTCAGCCCCGATTTCAATTGTGCCTGAACCGGAAAGTGTGCTGACACCTGCGGAGGCTCGCATCCCTGTTGGACCAGCAGTTTCCGGATGCCCGCGTCCTTAAGGTACAGAGACGATTTTGCTCGCCCGTGAAAGATGGCAAACTCGCCTTTGCCTGGCGTGAACCCGCAGAACAACGCCATCGCCATGACTCGCACGGTTTCGTTATTAGTGCCCTCGCCGACTATCTCCACAAGGCCAGCGTCTGGGTGCGCCATCCTCAGTAGCACCGCCGCGACCTGCTCAGTCCGTGCCGCGTCAATTGCCTGTAAGAGCCCGTCAGCCCGCACCATCGCAGCCTGCATTTCGTCGCGTCGCTGAATGGCTTCGAGGTATGCGCTGCGTCCGACTTTGCAAAGATTCACAAGTTCCATCACTGGGGTTTTAATTACTGCTGTTGACATAGTTCGATTTCCTCCAAAATCGTTTTCAAATCACCATCACTTACAAGCGGAGCCAACGCGGCCGCCGCCTCTACTGCTGCCCGCTGACTCGCTGCGGTTTCCAGCATCGCGTCATAGGCTTCATTGCTCATCAGGTTGCGTTCCTCGCGCCACAGCTTCTGCAACTCCACCATTGACGTTGGGCGTGTCGATGGATTCGCTGAGGCCAGCGGCTGCCCCACACTTCGCATCCACGGGGACTGAATCGGTTGCGAATAGTCAAGCCGAACGCCTGGCCGCATAGGGTCCGATGGCAGAACTGCGTAGTCTGGCGAGTCCATCGCAAGGAAAATCAGGTCATTCGTCTTAAGCGGCATCCACCACCTCGCTTGCGATCTCAGTTACCACGATAGTCGGGATTGACTCAGCGCGAAGCGGTTCTTGCCACAGACAGTGCATGACATTCACAACGCGGTATCGCTTGCCGTGCTGATCGATACTGCAGGTTAAGTTGAGTCCAGAACACGCATCGAGCCGCACCGTTTCGCCGATTTGCGGAATGACATCACTGTACCAGTCAGTGACGTCGTCGCTTCCGAGATGCTGCACCTGTATTGTTCGCGTTGCCATTGCCTGCCTCTCCTTGAATTCGTTGAATTGGAATTTCCCGCGGTGCTTCCACGCGTATTTGTGCGTGGCTGTCCCGCGTGTCGCTGATTGTGATTATAATGTTATCGCCGATTTTGATCGCTTCGCCGCGTTTGCGCCTGAGTGTGAAAGCCACTTACACACCTCCTGTTGTCGTCTGCAGTCTGATCAGCATCTGCGGATCTGCGTTCGCCATTGTCTGCAGTCGCCCGATTGCCTGCGCGGCTTCGGCCTTTGCCTGCCATGGCAAGTTGCAAAACCCCTCCATCCGTAGCTCGACGTGCACCGCATCATCATTGGTTGCACGGAATTCGTCCGGCCTCCAAAGGACCACCCAGCCGAACAAGCCCGACGCCGAAAACGGCTCGATGTTACCGTAAATTTCCCAGCCGCTGCCGAGGTCAGCTCGGTATGTCCACGCATCGACTGGGGTGGTTCCGCGGGGTCGGTCTATCCATTCAATTGCCACTCATATTCTCCCTGAAAAGACGTCCTCAATTTGCTTCCAATCGCTGGGGTACCACAAGTAAGCCTCTTTGCCCCAGTGGTGTAGCCAAAGCAACTGATCTTCGGTCGGCTTGTTGTTGCCGACCTTCAGTTCAGCCCCGATCACGCGGCCGTTGCGGGCTGCGATGATGTCAGGCGCCCCAGCGTGCCCCTGTATTGCAGTCCGCCAGCCTCTGGCGGTTCGCGCTGGCCGAAAGTGACACACCTGCCAGCCGTAGAGCATGGCCAGCGAAATAACCTGTCCCCTGAACTGCGATTCTGTCAGTCGCGGAAGCCCACGCTTAGCCATCGCGATGCGTCCTGTAGCTGCTGCCGTAGGTCTGCACGCGTGCCCGCCGCTGGCCGTCTTTGGCGCTGCTTGCCGGAATGCCCGCCATGTTGCGGCAGGCTTCTGCGATCTTCTCCGGCGTTGGATCTCCGGGCTTCCTGTCGCCGCCGTAGGGCAGTTCTGGCAGCGGTCTAATCCACGGGTATTGCATCTTTACTGGTCTCCCTGTCAATGAGTTCAGATCGAAGAATTTCCACGCTCAGCGGGGCGACGATGTCGATTGACACACGCCCCGGGCTGATTTCGCGGATTGTGATTTTAGCCACGGTCTCGGAGCCGCGGAACAGCTCGACTCCGTCACCTACTTTGCGGGTGATTCTCATTCAGTTGATTCCCAGTGCGTGCCTTTGTCCTGCAGCGTGACCCACTTACCGTCGCGAGCCTCAGCCCACGCCGCCAGTTTTTTCCACGTAACAACCATAAACGCCACGTATGGAGTTGCCTTGGCTTTCCCTGACCGTGACGATTGTCGCCGACTAGTAAATTCGGCTCCGCTGATTGCCTGCCCGTTTTCTGGATGCAACCGCAACCCCAGTTTACTGCCATCGACGCACGCTTCCAGCTTGTCACCTTTTCGCAATCGGGCTGCATCAACGAACGATCGGCTCAGCAGTAGGCACACCCGCTCAGACTCCCCGGCTTTTGTTTTGCGGTTTTTGTGAATCCTCACTGCGACTGCAGGTTTTTGAGGCTCGCCAACAATGCTTTTGCGTCGCTTCTCAAACTGATTCCACTCGAATGCCATTGCAATATTCCTCGAAAGCACCTTGCCAAAACCGCCCCGCACCTTGCGAGGCTTCATTTATCAAAAACCACCCCCGGCAATCATCTGCAATGGGGATCAGCCATTCAGACCAGCTCAGCCGATCATTGCACGCGGTCCCTGTGCTGCGGGGGTTTTGTTGTTCGAGTAAATCCCTGTTCCCGTCGATTGACGCCACGCACAGGGGAAACGTGGTCGATGGCGTCATGTTTAGCCTGCCGAGGCTCTGACGGTTTGCCTCCGGATCAGGAATCTCTGCAGCAGTGCCGATCTGCAAAGGCCACGTGTAGTCAACCGGGTGACTGCTGCCGGGAGTGACCAGCCCGACGAACGATTCATTGTGCGAAGTAGCCGAGAACGCCGAGGATAACGATTATCAGAGCTGCCGCTGCTGCTGGGTCCATTTGTCGCCTCCTTGCTGGTTACTGGCCTGCACCTTGCGGGCCGATGTCAGACGATACCCGCGGACGACGGGCGAAGTCAAGAGGGATGTTTCGGATTTTTGAAATTGCCCGGGCCGGTCTCCCGGGGTGGCCTTACCGGGGCTTGTCATCCACAAATCAGATGCAGTGCCAGTTTCTGCTGGCGGTTCGCTTTAGTCCAGAACCAGCCAGCCACACAGTGCCAACAGCAGTTCACGCTGTGGCTGTCCTTTGCCGTCCGATTGAATGCAGTGTTCACCTGCAGGGCGCTTCGCGGAATCCACACTGTCAGGTTTCGCTCAGCGTTGTGAACCTTGATTGCCTTGTCCGTCGCTGCCATAACATCCAGAACGAAGTCAATGTGGTCTTCCACGCATCGCGTGCAAAACAAAGCGTCGCCAACCTGTGCTTCGGTAACAGTCTTCATCTCTCAGCCCCTTGCTTAGTTGTGCTGTCTTCCGCACCTTGCGTCCGACAGGTGAAGTATAGCACCTTATCGTTTTGTGTCCAGTGTGGTCTGAAAAGAATTCTGAAAAATTTTCAGAAGTCGCGGGAAATGCTGGGTTTCCGACGTGCTCCCGGTACTCCAGCCAGTCAGCACGCAATTGTGCGTCCAGCTCGCGACGGGGGCTGTCGATCAGGACTGCGATTGCACAGGCAGAGACGATCACGGCGATTACAAGTCTCACGCCGCCCACCATCGCAGATCGTGCCCAGTATCGTGCACCAGCACTCGCCAGAACCCAGCCGCTTGGAGTTCACCGAGCAGGTCACCGGCCGTCAGGTTGCTGTAATACTCGCCCTGCCGCAGGGGTCCACCGTCAATCGCACTGTGCGGCTGTCTGAGCGGTCCCGCGCAGGTGCCGATAAATATCCCGCCAGTCATCAATAGCGGCTTAACCCTGCCGACAATGTCGCGCCACACGCTTGAGTGTTCCAGAACCTCACAGCATACCACAACATCAAACGCTGCGTTTGCTTCCCAGTCGAGGAAATCACAGACGACGTCAACACCCGGTCCGCGTTGCCGGTCGATACCAAGCCATCGAGCGTTCGGGAAGTGCACACGGGCGGTGCCGTTGATGTTCAGTGAGCCGATCTCAAGCACCTGCAGGGGAAGTGTGGAACCGTATTTCGACACCCACTGGTCAGCTTCGGCGTGCACGCGCGTTCTCCTGCAATACATAGTCGATGTGCGGGCTTCGGTGCTCGCGGTAGTTGCCACTGGGAACGCCTGAGGCTTCACAGGCTCGCACGATAGCCCGAAGGTTGACAGGCAGTCTATCTGCGTCAATCCGTCCCACCTGTCGCTGTCTGTAACGCTGCAGTGTGGACGTCGCCGCGTCGCCGTGCCGAACCCATATCCAGCCTGGCGAATGGCTAACAGCCCGCGACGGCCAGCGGCTCGGTATCTCCCAGTGAGGCTCAGCGTGTGGGTCTTCGTTGCCGTCAGTGCTCAGCGTGGGGAACTGATTGCCCCTGTGCGTCAAACGAAAAATCTGCTGCCGCCAGAAGACGTATCCCGTAGGCCAGAGCAGGGCTTCCCGCTGTTGTCGAAAGGTGCCCTGCAGCACCTCGCAGAAGTCGCGGGCAATCACGTCATCGTCGTCCATTCTGGAAACGAGTTTCCAGCCCGTCGGTAACTCCCAATTCTCGTGGTACAACCGCCACTCCGGCCGTTCGAGAAATCGCACGTCACAGCCTGTCGAGAGAAACGCTTCCCGCCGTGCTTTGCCATGAACGTCCTCAGGATGGATTGCCACGTGCACCGTTGGCTTTTGCCTCTGTGATGCCAGCGCGACGATTGATGTGTGCCGCGTGATCTCCAGCCGCCTTGCCGACAGTTCTGCCCGGTCTGGCGGGTATGCGGATTGAATGATCATGATATGTCTCATCGCTTGCCCTGAGCCTCCACTACTGCCCGGTGTGTGTGCTTCGGTCTGCGCTTCACCACTCGCCCCGGATTGCCCCTAGCCACTCGCTTGAATTGCGGTCGGTAGCCGCTGGTGATTGTCTCGCCGCTCGCAGCGTTCGGCAAGCGGTCTTCAAGGAATCGCCGCATCGCCGGTGTCCACGCCTGCGCGATGTGATTCATCACCGATGCCCCTGCGGTCGCTCGCTCAATGTCCTGAGGGTTTCGAGCGTCGCTCAGCCGGGCAAAGAAAGGCCGCGTGCCCCAAGGCTTCGATCTGTATTCGTTGCCGTAGAGCACCTCCCAGAGCATTGTGTTTGCGTGCAGGTTATACGTGCCGAACAACTCGCGGAGTTTTTGTTTTTCGACCGTGTGCGGCAGATGCGTGGCGAAGTCGTATTGCGTTTTGTTGCGGCCTGCCAGCGCTCGCATTGTGTTCGTTTTCCGGCGCTGCCATGAGTTGCCACGGGACTCGTGCCACCGCCACGCTCGCGGCGTGTCGAGGTCGTCCCACGTCACTGGTCGCAACAAATACACGTCATCCATCATCCAGACGAATTCGCTGTCGATCTGCGGATGAGTCGCCATCACCCACATTTTGTTCAGCATGTCGCGGTAAGGACGATTGCTGTGATTCGGGCCGATTCGCGGGCAGCTGATAACGTGGCCACGGAACCAGTCCGGGCGGTCCCCGACGATCGTGATTTTCGCCGTGCCGCGGTAGTTGGTTTCGACTGACCGAATTGAGAATCGCAGTTCATCGCCTGAGGCTCCGGCATGCCAGTACGGCCAGACAAACTGGACGGCGGATTCCCGGGCCTTGAATGTGCCGCACCCGCCACAGGCGCGGGGCTGCGGGGTGTATTCACCGCGATGATATTTGACCACCTGCAGCCGCTCGGTTTGCGCGAAAAAATCCGGCTCGCGACGAAAGGGGCAAATCTGGCAAATCGCCAAAGGCACTGTGCCGCTGTGGCAGAGGTCTCTGCGATTATGACACACGCAACTTTCGCCCGTTGTCTGCCCACGATACACACAGCCCTTCATAGCGACACCGGAGTTAGCGTGACTGTGTCGGGAATGCCCGGATCCTCTCCACTAAAAGGATTGCTCCAACACGGGCCAATGCCATAATCGCGGGAGTTCGACGCGGACCACATTTTAACTAAAGGCGCCCCAAAAATCTTGTGCGGCACCTTCACGACATCCAGAGTCATCGAGCCGAGGCAATTGTAGGGCGGAGTCCTCTGCGCTATCGGCAAAACATACTCTACCCACGTAAACTGGTTTACACGAAACTCGTAGTAAACGCGCAGTTTCAGATTAGTAGCCACCCCGCCGGAGGGTATGCATGTTGCGATGTTGCCCATATACAGAACAACGCGCGATGCGTAGAACGGTGGCGCGGCTGGCGTCAACAGACACACAGGCTGGCCGTTCACCGTTGCCCCGCGGCCTGATTGCTCATTACTGCCCCAAATACAACAATCGCTTGTGTACGGTGGCAGATTTAGCCTGCGATACAGCCGAAAGGACGATTGCCCGGAATACAAACCGCAACACGGAAAAACGCCGCCCTGTGTGGTGCCGCCATATGCCCATGTGCACTGATAAACAGTCGGCCCAACCCCAGCAACGCAAGACAGGCAGCCGCTGCTCTCAATAACAGGCGGATTGCTTCCCGAGCCGCTCGCTATCGCAGACGGTGGTTCTGACTGGCTTGGTGTGTCGTTACTGTCTCCAGTGCACTGACAGCCGCAGCCCACGAACATTACACGCTCCCCGGATCGACGCCAATGGAATCCGACGCGGGCGGAATACTCGGGTCACTGCCTGCTGATGAAATGCTCTGCGAGTCCGGAGCACAGTCCGAAGCGTAGGGCTGCCATTCGCCGTCTATCCATTCGATCTTGATATAGGTGTCCGCATCGATTGAGATGTTCTGAAAGCGGTTGTAGACGGTCACTTCGACGTTTGTGAGTTCCAGGTTGCCGGCTGCGTTTTTGCGTAGTAGACGAGCGCGGGCGGTTGATGGGTCGGCGAGTGTGTCCTCGGCTGCGTAGAGGTCCTGCAGCAAGTAGGCTTGTCGGTTGCGTTGGCCAATGATGCCACGAGTCCGACTGCCAATAGTATTGGTGATGTCCGCGGCGTAGTCTCGAACGACTCGCCGGATGATCGCGATGAATTCGCCGCTGAGTAGATAACCGCTCATGTGAGAGGCAGACTGCTGAAGGCTCGCGTTTTGAACACGTTGAACGTGCGGAATACCGCCGTTGACGGTGATGGATTTTCTAGTTTGCGGCCGTTTCCGTCAAGCAGCATCGGCAACTTCGGGTCGGTTCCGTCGTCCATTGTCAACTGTTCGCGATAGGTTGGCGTGGTCGCATTCTTCTGAGTGTACCCAACATCCAGCAGCCTGAGCGCCCAGCCGTCTCGCTGGAGGGCGATCGTGAAGCGTACCGTCCTGAATGTCGTGCTGCTGCGGATCTCTTCAGGGCCGACGCTGACGCGCTGCATCTTTGCTTTACCAACTCCGATTGAGATTCCGTCGACGGTGAAAGTGTCACTGTTCACTGCGTCCTGATAATCGAGAATCCACGACGGCACCACAGCCAAGTTCTTTTCAACAGTGACCACGCGCCGCGAATCGTCGATTGTGGGCATAGGGTCGAAGTATTCGCCCGATGAATTGGTAATCGCGTTGCCGTCCTTGTCCTCAAACGCTACGCGCTGAAACTGCTCTGTTTCCCACGTGATGCGGGCAGGGTCACTCGTGGCGGTGGTGTTTAATTCGCGCTCTGTCGAATAGTGGGCTGTGACCGTCCAAATCTTCCAGCCGCCTGTGCATTTCACGTCCAGCCTGTGGCAGAATGCCTGTCCGTCGCTGGGATGTGTGTTGCCGATCACCGGCAGGCCAGATGCACTGCCTACGATGTAGGAATTGTCGCTTTTCGCGGTCGTCTCCACGGTCCAAGAGCGAGTGTAGGACCGGTTGCCGCGGTCGTTGGTTGCTGTCCTGCCTAGCGGGTCTTCGTCAATTACTGTGGCGGTCATGCGATACCTGCCGTTTGAATTGTGAGGATAGCGTCGGTAACGCTGTCGAGTTTCTTTGCGATGTTTTGGTTCATCTTGTTCACAGCCTGCACCTGCGGATCTTGTTTGCCCATCGCCTGCAGGATTGCGCGGAATGCCTCCTGTGAGCCGGCCTGCATTGCCTGCGGTCGCTGCGTTTCAGCCACTTGCTCGCCGGCGCCGAGAATGTCTTTGCGGGCCATGTCGATTGCACGGCTTGCCTGTGAGTCTGTCAGGAGGCCTTTTGCTTGCAGCTGCTGAATTTCCGATTGGCGGTCAAGAAATTTATCGGCAGGCGTTTTGAGGGATTCGATGATGGACTCAGCGCGTGACTGCATCGCCTTTTGTTGCTGTTCAGCGGCTGCCGCGGCGCGTTCGATTTCGTCGGCAATGAGGGCCTGCTTCTTGCGCTCCTCGTCTTGCAGGCGAAGCACTCGGTTGCGGTTCATTTCGAGAAATCGCAATTGCTTAATCTCGCGTTCGGTTGCGCCGGCCTGCGCCAGTTTTTCCATCTGCAAATCGAACTGCGTGAGTTCGCCGCGAAGGACTCTGAGTTCGTCTTGCATGGACACAAGGCGACTCTGTGCCTCTGTGCTGCCAGCGGCCGGGCCTGCGGCTCCCATGTTGCCTTCAGCCAGCGCCTTCTGGCTTTTTTGGGCCTGTGCAAGTTCGGTGTTGTAGCTGCCGAATTGACTAGTCAGCGCCGCGATTGCCCCGCCTGCGATTACTGCGGCACCTGCGAGAGCGATCCAGCCTTTGGGGCCGCTGAGCGCCAAGACGATCACCTGCCGCTTCGCGTAGAGGTCCATGGCGACGTTGAGGACTTTCATAGCGCCCACGAATGCGGCCAGCGCTACAGCACCTCCAGCAAATGCCTGAATCAACCCCGGGCTTGATGCGACGATCTCAGACAGCACCTTTGCGACTATCGTAACGGCAGGGGCGAGGGCCGCACCAAATTTCACCGCTGCAGCGCTCGCCGCCATCATTACCGTATCAATCGCGTCGCCTGCGGCTGCTGCTGACGCTGCCATGTCATCTGACATGACGAGCCCGAGCCTCTCCGCTTCTTTCTGAAACTTCTCGATGCCGTCGGCCCCTTCGTTCAGCAGCGGCAGAATTTCAGCGGCGGACTTGCCGAATACACCCATCGCCAAATTCATTTTTAACGTCGGATCTTCGACTTTTGAGATAGCCTCAGCGAAGGCTTTGAACTGCTGATCTGGTGTCAGGCCGTTGAGTTGTTCGGTGGTCATGCCGAGCCGGCTGAGTGTCGCAACAGCAGCGGCACCACCATCGCTCACGTCGCCCATGAATCGCTGCATCTTCACCAGCGATCCTTGCACGGCCTCAAGCGATGTGTCGGTCATCTTTGCGGCGAATCCAAGCGTTGAGAGTTCGCTGGCAGCCACGCCTGTTCGCTGAGACATATCATCTAGTGCCGAGCCCACTTGCATAAAGCGAGCCACAGCACCAACAGCGGCAGCACCGGCAGCCACCGAAAACACCTCAACCTGTTTTTGTGCGGACTTCAGGGCGGACTGCAACTTTGTGGAGTTTGCCGTGAGGTTTACAACCAATTCGCCGATGTTAGCCACGCCTTGCTCCCAGCATTTCGAGGGCTGCAAACATTGTGTCCACTGATGCCTCTGGTTCTGGTGGTCGTTGCCGCCACCAGTGGAAGTTCCATGGATCTACAGGATCACCGCGTCCGCCTGTCATGTAGTTGGTAATGAGTGCTGCGATCTGTGCGAGTATCTCGTGTGTCCCTGCGTGCCCGATCGGTTCCGCCAGGTCTTTTGCCTGCCATTCAATGAACTGCTGGGGTGTCATTTGTTCCAGCATCCCATCAACGTCTGTGGTGTGTGCGACATGCTCCGCCAGCCGCAGGGCCGTCAGGCGGGCTGTGTCGCGTCGGAGTTTTTTGCGAGTTCCTCCACGTCTTGCGATGTGATGCCAGAGACTTGCAGGGCTGCGTTCACGAGGCGCTCGACGATGCCGCAGTTTTGCTCGCCAATTTGTGCGATGTCGTCGTTTGTGAATAGCGGGACGCCGTTGTCGTCACGACAGCACGCAACCACAAGCCGCTCGCGTACTCGTTTTGCTTTTGCGTTCGGCTTGCCGTCTTTGCCCTGCTGTTCGGACTGAAACTGCGTCCACTCTTTCGCACTGAGCGGCCAGACCGGCACGACACAACCCGGGCCAAATTCTGGCACAGGAACATCGAGCGGTTTCGCTTTGACGGGCTGCAGGAACTGCTCCCGGCTGATTATGGTTCTACTCGTCGTCATCTTCCTCTGCCTCCTCCGTTGGTGGTGTATACCATTTTTGAATCACTTTCTGCGCGGCTGCGATTTGCTGCGGAGTCATTCCGCAGGCTTCGCGGCACTCGTCGTCATCGGGAACTGCGATGCCTGCCCGGACATCAACAGCGGGTCGTGACAAGGCGTGCACAGCCGCATCAACAATCGTGCCTGCCGCAATTACGCGGCGTCCGTTTTTGACCGTGACCAGCGCGGGGTCGCACTTGTCGCCGGCGTCAACGTCTCGTGTGTATTTGCAGCGCATTGCTAATCCTCATCAGGTGGGCCATGTGACGTTGCCAGAGACTTTCAGCGTAACATCTGAGCGGAGCACGTCTGCGGCGTCGCCGGTCAGGTCGAGCCCAAGGGCAACGCTGTTGAATGAAATCGTGCTGGTCGATGTGTCCGCGGCTTTAATCCTCCACGGGATCTCAAGAGCGGCGCCAGTTGTGGCGAGGTGCCCAGAGACAAGAATGTCCGTCAGCGCCTGATGTCCAGCGAGCGCGAGGTCGTGAATAAGCGAGAACGTCACGCTGCCTGTTTCGGTGTAGCCGGTCGGGCTGTACTCAATGCCAACAGGGCCGTCGAGCGTTCGGGTTTCGACGTTTTCGGTCTGCCCGCCGGTCACCGCAAAGTTTGTCACCTGCGCGACTGCGGTATAGTTGGTTCCCGAGCCGATTTCGAGCACGGTGCCTTTGACTTTTGTCTTTGCCATTTCTCTGTGTCCTTATGCTGGAAAGTCGGAGGGATAAACGTGGGTTGTTTTGCCGTCGCTGCCGATCACGGAAATCATCTCTTCGAGGTGTCCAATGCGGCATGTCGGCAGGATGTACACGGTGTTGTTTGCTGCGTTCCACTCTCGCCAGAAATGGATGTCCTCGTCGGTCCTGCCCTCGCCCCATCCGCCGGCGTCGTCCGGCTGTGAGTGGAACCACGGGCGGTTGACTTGCTTCAGTGCTGACACGCGAAGCAATGTGAGGCCGAAGTGAGCTGTTGCGACTTGCAGAGGATTCTGGTCAATCTCAACAAATCCATCCTCATCGCTGCCGACCGTGAGCAGCGGCAGGCGTGCACCGCGTCGTGCCTGCAGGGCTGCGAGTGCGTCGATGTCAGTGCGGCCATGGAACGCGGTCATCAGATGGCGGAGTTGGTTGGGAGTAAACCATGAATCACCGTCGATAGTCAGTATCCATTCTGCGTCTTGCTCTATCGCGGACTCCATCAGGCGAGTCATGCACTGGCCATAGAACACGCCCTGAGCGGTCATCAACGGAATGCCGATTTGCCTAAGTGCCGACTCGATCTGCGTACGCGCGGCCGTGCACTCCCAGCGCGGGAGGGTCATCACGGCAATCAGTCGTACGCTCGCGGTGGTCACTTTGACGCCTTTCGGTCTAACTTGCGAGCCATCTGCTGCAATCGCTTTCCGCCCGCTCGCACCATCGCGAGATACGCGGTTTTTTGTGAGCGTGTGTACGCATCTGGCACGAGTGTCTTTTGCTGCGGTGGCATTACGCCTGTTGGCGGTTTATCTGCAAGCGATGTGCGGCGGCGCGGCGGTGCCTTTTGTCCTGCTCCGAGAATCCACCAGTGTACGTTCTGGCCACTAATTCCAGAGCCTCCGCGGCTGCGTCCGCTGCGGACTGCTTTGAGGTCTACTTTCTTGCCGACGCGGAAACCGACTTTTGCTTGCCGCAGCCCTTTGCGTGTCGAGCGTTTGAATGCGACTCCGACGGTCTTCCGAACGTGCCGGACTTTGGGGTCGATGTCTGCTTTGATCTGGTTGGCGATCACGTTGAGGCCGGCTCGTAAAGCAGCGGAGGCGATCTGCTGCGCGTCGCGATCCAGCCCATTAAATGCGGCCGCGAGTTCTTTGATGCCGTCAACCTTGAGTGTGAATTGCATTAGGACGCCTCCACTTCCACAGCCATCTGGATATTTGCCACGAACATCCGCTGCTGACTGAGTGCGTTTTTATCGGGCTGTGCCTTTGCCGTGTCGTCGATCTCAAACACCATCACGCGGCCATCTGCGGAGCGGAAGTTGTTCAGTCGCTGAAATATCCTGCGGGTCAGTAGTTTGAGTGGGTCGATTTCGTCGGGCGTCAGGGTCTGTAGTTTCTTGCGAACCCACACACGGATAATGTGCCGGGTGTTGTCTTCGAGGTCACAGGTTTCTGTCAGTTGTTCTTCTGATTCGTGGCAAACATCCACGCGAAGCTCAGCGACTTCTTCGAGCGGGTCCACGAGCAAATCAGAGTAGGTGGCCTTCAATTCCAACTCGTAAGCCGTGCCGGAGTTAATGCGGTCTACGATTGCCTGACAGGCTTCTGTTGATGGCGCAATTGTGACCGGCATTATTGCACCTGCTTAGAGTGAAGGCGGGTCATTTGCGGCGATGTGACACGGAACACCTTTTCCCCGCCGAAGGGCTGAAGTTCGTATCGCTTGCCAGCCACTGTGATGATGTCGCCGGCTTGCGGTATCGCATACGGCAGGGCAGAGGTTCTTGCGATCCAGTCAGTTGGCCGGATCTCAATTACTCCGCCGTTGCCGTTGTCGATGAATTGTGAACGCCCTGGACTGCGTCGAAGCGTGATCGTGGTTGACTCCGTGCCGCGAATGTAAATGCAGGACTCACCCGCTTCGGTAAGCAGGTCGTCTGTCATGTCTCCAATCGCGTCGTCGAAGTCGCTCACGGACCACCTCAGGTTATCGAGCGTCAGGAACGAGAGCGGCCTGAGCGGCGCCCAGCTTCGTGAGGCCGGTAACAATCCAGAAACCGCTCTTCGTGTAAACGCAGGTGTAAAGGGCTTCTGCAGTCAGCGCCAGTTCGTTTGTTGCACCGACGGTCACTTCGTTCACTTTGTCGGCAGCGACTGCAGACACCAGTTCGCAGGCTGTGGTGCCGACGAGAATTCGAAGCACCTGGCCAATGAATCCGGCCGGTAAACTGATCTGGTGATTCGCGTCCGTGCTGGTGACGGTAGCAAACGAGGTGCCGGCAGGAATGAGGCCAGTGGTAAGGCCGTCTGCGGTTGCAGTGACAGCGGACTGCTTTGGCGGAAGGCCGGCGTTCAGGATTACGAGACAGGTATTGTCTCCGCTTGCCTGAGCCTGCACGGCGATTCCCATGTATGTCCCGTTTCCGGTCTGATTTGCTGCGCCGCTGCTTGCGTCGCCGCTGTCAGGGCTGCCAGCTGGGTTCCAGTAAATCGGCTGGCCTGCAACGATGGCGCCGGTTGATTTCGGCACCTGATAAACGCCTTCAATCTGCAGGGCGCCTTTTTCGCTGGCTGCGAGGTCAGTTGGGACGATGCCGACAATACCGCCGGAAACGACCACGTCGCCACCAGTCACGGCGGCTGCGGGCGTGTAGTCTACAGCATCGTTTGAGCTGTAGAGGAATGCTGGACTCTGAGCCATTGTATAAACTCCTGAGAGGATGATTCCGAGAAATGCCCGGCAGCACTCGCCACCGGGCTTTGCGTGCGATCAGGCGGCGTTATGCAGCGCCTTTGGACTTAACACCGGCGAGGTATTCAGACTGCGAGCATCCGAAGTCGTGGTAGCCGCGGAGTTGAATGCCCAAGGTGTTGAAGTCGGCGTCTGCGGATTCAACGGTTGGGCTTCGCTGTCCGTTGAGGAACGATACAACAACAGGCTTCAGGATGTCGTCGAACAGGTACCAGGCAGTGGAAGAGTAGCCGCCACCATAGGCACTGTCAGACAGTTCGGTCGCAACCACGGGGCGGTACTTGCCAGCGTGAATGTTCACGTCGGACACCTTCACGGCGGTCAGGTTGCGAGCCACATACAAGGCGTCCGCGATGGCTTCAAGTTCCGGTGGAACGAGGAGCTTTGTGGGCTGTCCGCCGAGTGTCATGCGGCTGGTTGATTCAGCGCCAGTCACGAGAGGACTGAGACGCTGGCGGAAGGCTTTCACGCCTGCAGTCAGGCCAACGCCGTCGGTGCCGAGGTTGGTGGTTGCGCCTTCGATGTAATTGGTTCTGGCGGTCGTCCAGAACGTCGTGTGGTTACTGAGGAAGGTGGTCCACACAAGGCGATTCAGGCGACGAGCAGCACCGCGGCCGAGGCGGGTGCGAAGATCGTCGAATGCACCAAGGTCGTCGTTGATGATGTCGCGGCGGGTGAGCGAAAACATTTTCGCATAGGTATCAGCGCTGCGAGTGTAGGACTCTTCGCTGATCTTGCCGTGCTTGATGACTCCGCCGGGGCCGAGTTCCTCATATTCCATGTCGTCGAGGAGGCGGTAGCTGGTGTGGGTCTTGAAGTCGCTGACGGACTTGATTTCTGCAATCTCAGTCCAGTTGTTGGCGACTTCTTCAAAGCCCTGCAGCAGCTCTTTGTTGGCAAGGTTGCTGAAAATGCCCGGAAGGCTGACGGTTGAGAATCCGGCCTGAATGTTTCGGCCGAATGCCCAGGTCATCACCTCGCGGAGGTTGCCGTCATGCAGTTTGGTTCCAGGCATGACAGACATGCCGTTTGCGGCGGCAGCCATCAGCATCACCTGCTGCAGCCCAATGCGTCCACGGAACTGGGTCTGTGCGGCCTGAAGTTCGGCGTCCGTGTACTCCTTCTCCGTGTTCTTGTGACCACGGGCCATGGAAAGGCCGGCCTGAAGGATGCGAGAAGGATCACCGCCATTCTGCGCGGAGACGAATGAGGTCGGCCGAGTGCGGCCGCTGGACACTTGCCGCTTCAGGATTTCCAACTCCACTTTTTCAGCGGACCAGTTGTTTTCGAGAGCGGCTGCAATCACGTCGGGATGCCCGGCAGCCTTTGCTTGGATCTCAGCGTGCTGGCGATGAATACCAGCGATCTGCTTGCGGAGTTCTGCGGCTGCGGTCAGGTCGAGCGTGGCGCCTGCTGCAGCGGTTTTCTGTGGATCTGTCGGCATGGCTGCCATCGCTTTCTTTTCGGGGTCAGTGTGTTCTTCAGCCTGCACGGGCGGGGCTGACTTCATTTCCCACGCCTTCATCAGGGTGGCTTTGTTTTCCGGGGTCATGTTGTCAAGACTCAACCCCAATTCCTTCAACCAATCTTCAAACGACACGGCTGCACCTCTTAGCATTGCGGCAGCCGCGGCTGCCAGGTTTACCGCGGTAGCGCCATCTGCTCCCATGGGAAGCACTGACGTTTCGCGGAGGACTGCACGACGAGCGAGGATAAACGGGCCGTTTTGGATGCGGCCGTTCACCTCAACAGACTCACCGGCTTTGATTTCAATTTCTTCGATGATTCGGGCGCCTATTGACGCTTGCCACTGATGCCCCGCGGCGCCTTGCTGCAGGACGCCTTGCACTTTGTCTGAGACGCCAGTCACCGGGCCGGCAAGCATCAGGCTCTGGCCATCGTTTGTGATTGTGTCTGTGACGCCCAGTGTGGCTTCGACGGTGTTTTGGTGGTCGAGTAGGATTGGAACATTGCCCGGGGCTTCGAGGCCTGCGAGGTCAACGACGACAGGCAGGTCAAACCCACTTACCGGCAGCGGTCCGCCGGTGTAGGCAAGAATGGAAAAGCGGCGGGGCTTTGTGCCTTCGGCGGCCTTGAGTGTGAGCGGTGCGGTCAGTGCGATTGGCTTCATTCTTCATCCCTCGCGTCCATTTGCCGACTAACTTTGCCAGCCCATGCTGCACCTGCATCTCCACCCCACAGAGCCCACGCGATGCGGCCGGCAGACGGAAAGCCGTCTTCGCCGGGGCTCCAGCCTTGCCCCTTCTTGTCCACTTCGTGGCGGGCGAAGTAGGAAACCATGCGGCCGATTGTCTCGGGGCTCATAGCGTCGCCGTTGCTTAGATTGCGAGCCCTTGCAACACCTACAGCAGTTCCACCGCGGTTGTATTCACGGCGCCACTCCAGCCCCTTCGCGGCCTCCTCGCGAACACCTGCGGGCGGGGTGAAGTCGATGTCGTCGTATTTGCCGGCGGCTTTCAGGTCGGCGGCGGCTTCGATGTCACTGAGTTCATCGTCAGTGACCTCGTCTTCGAGGGCGTCGTCGATCAGGGCTGTGATGCGTTCGGCACTGAGGCCGATACTTGCAAGTGTCTGCTCTGTGAATGCCCGTGATGCCGTGCCTTCAGTCAATTCATCGAGTGCGCGGCGGATGCGTTTTTGATTGTTGCTGAATGCCCGCTGTCCGATGGTTGTGTATTCGCCGGCGGCCTGTGCAGGCGCTGGGGGTGCTTGGGACGCTGCCGCAGGCGTCGCCGGCTGTTGAATTCCAAACGTCTTTACGAACACGGCGCGTTTGTATTCCTCAACACTAACGCCAAAGTCAGCAGCGGCGCGGGCGGCTTCCATTTCCCAGTCTTTGCCGCGTCGTGCGTGCTCTTCTGAGAGCGTTGATTGACCGGTAGACAAGCGGGTGGCTGCCGCGCTTGCGGCTTCCGTTGCATCGAGTTCCGGCAGCGGCGGCCATGTCCATTGGTGGGCTATTTCGGCGATGCTCGGAAGGCCTGCGAGTAGCCCGGGGACAAATACAGCAGATTCTAGAAACCACAGCCAAACACGATCGACAATCGCCCATGTGATGCGGTCGCGTTCGACGTGGACTTCGGGCGCCCAGACGTTCGCCATGTCGCCTTTGAACGAGCTGAAATTCGCGTCTTTTCCTGTGCCTGCTGCGAGCGTGTACGGCATGTTGGTGCAGCGACAGAACGACATCAGAGCCTGCCGCTGGAACATTTCGTAAAGCGGGCCGGGCTGCTTTGGTTCAACTTGTCCGATCTCCCAGCCCTCTGGCAGGGTCGTGAGCATGTTGCGCGTCAACTCGATCTCAGCGAAGTCTGCAGGGCTGGCGGCTGGTGTTGCGGCTGGCGATGTGCTCTTGAGGTACATTGCGAAGTTTGCGGCGGTTTCTGCACTGTACAGCGTTGCAAGCTCCTGCCGTCGCATAATTGGCAGGGTTTGCAGTGCCGGCGTTGCCCGCGGGATGCCTCTGGTTTGTCCAGGGCGCTCAGCTCGGAAGAGATGCAGGACTTCACTGGCAGGATACCAGTTGCCACTGAGGAGGCTGACGGGGGCCGTCGAGCCCGGGTGGCTGTCGTAGACGTAGAATTCGAGTTCGTTGAGTGACTGGTCAAACCGAACACCGTCGTCCACAAATGGATCTTGCAACTGCGACTGCTGCCATGGCATTGCAATCTGATCGGCTTCGAGTGGCAGCAGGTCAAGGCTCAGTGGATACCACTTTGGGCGGTCCGATCTCATGACGAAAACTTCGCCATCTCGCCAGTATGCTTCCACAGCGGTCCGCAGGATGTCTGCGAAATCCACGCGGGCGGTCCACTGTCTCCAGGCTAATTCAAGCCGCTGATTGGCTGCGGGATCTGGCGTGAGGACTTGCAATCGCGGGCCACTGCCGACAATGTGATTCACCGCGGTCCGCAGGATGCCAGCATACCACGAGTTGTTTTCAGACTCGTATCGGCTGCGGATGCGAACAACACGACGGACTGCAGGCGACAGTGCGGCGCGGGCTGCGAGGCCGTCGGCGTGCGTCCAGTGCCTGCGGTTTTCTGGCGTCGTCTGAGCCAAGTCAAACTTCGCGCGGACTTCACGCGGTCGCTCTGGCGTGCGTTGCGTAATGACTGCCGCTGATCGTCCACTGCGTCGGCGTCCCATTAGTGCCCTCCCGGCGGGACGATGCGCGTGATCATTGCCCGAAGGCCGGCGGCTGGATCTGTCGTTGCTGTTTTGCTTGCCAGATGCTTTTCATACTCCATCAGCTCGGTCAGTGATCGGCGTGCGACACTGACACCGTCATTGCTGACGCTGGCAGCCTTTGCGGCTTCATCGGCGAGGATTTCGGCAGGAGTGCTCATGCCCGCATATTTGCGGCATGGTGTGCGACTGTGAATAGCGCTGTGGCATTAGTGCCAACTACTCGCGGCATGGATCAGAGAATGATCGTTTACCGATTCGCTCGCGTGTGCCGACGATTCGCTCTGAAGTCGTATTGATGCGACCGCACTTTGTGCAGTGTCGCTCGCGGAGAATGAACCCCGGCGTTGTGCGGGTGTGACTGACGCGCGGCAGATGCTCCCCGCAGTGCTGACATGACAGCCCGGAGTGCGGGAGCTGGAATTGTCGCCGATCGTCATGCACGGACGGCTCCCGGTAAAGCGAAGGTCCGGCGTTCTGGTTTGGCTGGTCGCTCCCCTGCCATCCCCACTCCGACGATTGATGCCCCAACACAGCAGCCGACGTAGCAGTCAAACCAGTCATTATCCCTCCCCGGAATCGCCTCCCAAACAACACCCGCCGCTCCATCATAACTGATCTGCTTTGGGTTTTCTGCAGTCAGATGCTCAACTAACAAGCGGTTTGCCCGATCTTCTGTGCCCGGAAGCAGGACGGCAGACGGGGCGCCGATGGTTGTCTGCAGTCTGCGGACTGCGTGGCTCTTCCAGATGTTCGCGTCATATTGCACGTGTGCCGGCGTCTCGCTGCGTTTCTCGATCCAGTATTGATTGTTGTGGCGATCCCTGTGTTGATCGCCCCATAAGTGCACCGGCTTGCGGCCGGGCTTTGGCGCAAATCCTTTCGATGGACGAATACGGTTTCGGTTTGTCGATACCATCACCTGTGATTCGATGCGTGGCTTTTGCTGCCCGTCTGCCCAGTCTTTGAGGATGATGTCGAGACCTGGGAACGTCGTGAGCAAATAGGCTTCGAGTTGGTTGTGCGCGTGAGTGAACGCCTCTTCCCACGATGCGTTCGGGAGTTGTTGACTTATCTTCGCGGCGAGGTCGGACTTGTAGAATACTGGTCGCTGCTGATCTGGCCATGTGCCGTAGTCGATGATGATTCCGCTGAAGTCCTTCTGCCAGCCGCAAACCATCCACCAAAGGACTTGATCGGATGAGTCGATGAATGCTGTGAGGTAGTTTGCTTGCGACGGTACGACGCCACGAGGAACGCGGCTTATGCGGGTGATAATTTGCTGACTGTCGAGCCGCATTCCGCTGCTGTCTGCAGGGGCTCCGCCTTCCTGCTGGATCTCGCGGCGAAAGAATTCTGGATCCAGGGCGCGGACTGTGAGAAGTGATTGCAGGGCTGAGATTTCGTCTGGTAGCTTGTCATGCTCCCACGCAACTTTTCCGCCGGCGTCCATTTCGTCGCGGTTGCTGGCGTAGAACGCCTGAGCGGCTCGCTTGCCGTCCTTTGGTGTGTCGCCTGTGCCGAGGAGTGCTGCGTATCTGTCCCACAGGTCGGATCGGTCGGGCATTCGCAGGACGGATTTCCAGATTTTGCCGTGCCAGTCTGGATGCCTCTTTCTGTCCATGAATCGTTCGGTGAGGTCCTGATGCTGCCGGACTGTGCAGACCATGATGGAGGCCATTTCCTTCCCCAGGCCGGCCAAGCCCATAAAGGTCTTTGTAATGAGTTCTTCGCGTTCGTCGGTTTGGAGTGGGCTCTGTGCGGATTGTGGGGTTTGCACGTCGTCGAATACAAGTAGGTCAGGGCGAACCGATACACCAGCGGTGTTGACATATGACAAGCCGGAAACGTCAGTAGACATCAGTGAATAGGGGGCGATGCGAATCTGGTCGCAGTCGGTGCCGGCAATGTCGGGAAACACGATGCAGCCGCGGCTGTCTTTGGGGTGCAGCGTGAGGAGTCGGCCATTGAGACGGAATTGGCGTTTGGGCTGTTTCCATTTCAGGACAAGCGGGCTGATCTCTGGGAAGTCATCGGCGAGTGATTGGCTGCTGGCCATCAGGGCGAAAAAGTTGTCTCTGTGTTCTGTGCCTTTGTCGTCAGTTGCGCCTACGAGGACGATGAATCGACGATGTCCGTAGACTGCTGCCCAGATTGCTGCCACGCGGGCGCAGGTTGATTTAAGGCCACCGCGGCGGACTGCGTGGGCTTCGCGGCCGCCAGACAGGATGACGCTTTGAAACCGCTCCAGCATTGCCACCTGATACGGGGCGAGGGAGATGTAGAAGGTTTTTTCGAAATAGGTCAGAGCGAAGTCGAGAAGGTCGGTTTTGCAGCGTTGCCGGCGGGCTGGGTCGCGGACTGTTGCAAGTGGTCCGATTTCCTGAGCGGCTGCGGTTTTGGCGTTGATTGCCTGGGCGTTGCGGCGAGAGCGGTCGCTGGCGTAGTTGTCACCGAATTCGAGGCCGTCAATCTCGGCTGCGACGTCGTCGAGGATGTCACTCGGGAGCGTGTTGAGAAAGTCGCTCAGTTCGGATTCGCTGAGCGATCTGAGTTGCGAGAGTTCTTCCGGCTTGAGGATTGCCATTCACTTGCACTCCTACGTTTACCACAGGGCCGCCGGTGCCTCTTCCAGCGGGCCTGTTGTTGCTGTCGTGCATTTGTATCAGAACACGGGCGGCGCCGATCTTGTCGCGGGGTTTGCCTTCTACAACGATCTTTGCCAGCGCCTGCGGTAGACGCTGAAGAATTGAATCAGGAATGTTCCATCCCTTGCGGACTGCCTGCCCGATCAGTTGCATGTCGGAGCGGGAAAGCGGTTGCGTGAGGAGTGTGGATTCAGTTGGTTGGATCATTTGTCACCTCGCTGGCAGTAGCCACTGGTCAATCACCGCCCTTGCGACTGCTTCTGTCATTTTAGGCGGGACACTCATTCCAATCATGTACTTTCCGATCTTGTCTGTTTTTGCGTGGTAGTCGTCTGGAAAAGAGCCGAGTCGTTTCCATTCACGGAAAGTAAGTGATCGGCATTCTGTCCAGTGCGTGAAGTTATCTTGCGCTGCTAGTGTGTTTGCTGGTGCGATTCTGCTAAGTCGTATATGATTAAATCCGCATCGCTTGCCTTCTTCGCTTTCTCTTGCTGTTGCGTATCCCGAACCATCGCCTGGTTTTGTTGTGTGCTACCACTTCAAATCTAATGGTCGCGGCTTTGTGTCTAATTTCTCTTCTGCTGTCAACTCTTGTAAATCCACAGTTGCCTCACCAGCACTTATCCACTTGTGCTGCGGCTTCAGTTTCAATTCGCCACTTTGCAGGTCATTCCGCAATGCACAAAAGAAAACTCTCTCCCTGCGCTGCGGCACTCCGCAGTCTGCAGCATTCAGCAGAAACAACTGAACACGGTAGCCGATTTCCCGGAACCTTGCCATCACGATTTTGGTATAGCCTTTGGCGTTGCCGAGAATCATTCCTTTGACGTTCTCTGCGATCGCCACGCGTGGCTTCAGTCGTTCAACCAAATTCAAGTAGTCAAAAAACAGGTCGCTCAAAACCTGCTCTGCCTGTCCTTCGCGAAAGTGCTTTTTCTTTCCCCATGACTTTTCACGACTGCCGGCCATGCTGAAGGTTGAACACGGCGGCGATCCGTCAAGGATATCTAATTCGTACAATTCTCGCGGCAGGTCTTTCTTGAGAAGGTCGCCGATCGGACAAAGGTAATAACTTGGCGGAGCGAGGTTTGTTCGGTAGTGCCATGCCATCTCTGGGTCAATGTCATTCGCCGCAACGATAGTGCAGCCGGCTCGCTTGTAGCCCATTGAAGAGCCACCGCCACAAGCAAACGTAGACATGACCCGCAGCCCGTTTTGCGGGACCGTCTTGAGATCAGACAACAGCCAGGCGCAATCAGGTTTTGTTATCGAATTCAAATCCACACCTCGGGCACTTGCATTGCATTTGAAAGTCGTCTGTGTTGATTTCTTCCGCGCTGCTTTCTGGTGGTTCACCGCCTTCAAGGCTGCCACTGAATCCCATTAGTTTAGCCAACTCGTCCGCGTCGAAACCCAGCAGTCCCAAGTCATACTCGTCGGCGTGCAACTCCGCCAACTCCACCTCCAGCATCGCGTCATCCCACCCGCTGTTCAGGGCAATCCGGTTGTCTGCCAGAATGTAGGCACGCTTCTGAACGTCGCTGAGATGCCCAAGGCGAATGCACGGCACGGACTGCAGCCCCAACTTTTGCGCCGCCATCACGCGGCCGTGCCCGGCGATGATACCGTTTGCGGAGTCGATCAGGACCGGATTCGTGAACCCGAACTCCTGAATGCTGCCGGCAATTTGAGCCACCTGGGATTCGCTGTGCGTGCGTGCGTTGCGAACGTAGGGGATAAGGTCGGCTGTCGCGACGAATTCGATCTGCGGGCCTGCCTGAGCCTCTGGTGATGGTGTGTTGCGTCCCATGTTGCCCCCAAACCCCCGAAGAATTCAGCCTGCCCTGCAAACAAAAGAAACTAAAATCTGAGG